ACTCTTTCAGCTCTTTCTTTTGTTGAGTATTTATAACTTTTCATTACGGCTTTTACCTATAAATACTCCAATTAAAGTATTTATCATAAAAAAGTATGCCAACTCAGAATCTTAATTCATTTTATTATCCAAGATATAAGTCAATTTTGAACTTTGGTCAGTATTTTGATTTGACATTAGCTTCAGATGAAAGAGACTATAATGAGGAGGTTGTCTTTTCAAACTTGTTAATTGCCGAAAATGACGGTAATAGATTACCAATCAATATTGACTTATCTTCCCAAAGTTGTTCACAACAATTCGTTATTGATTTTGGTCAGTATTATAGTGCAAATACTTTAGTTTCTAAAAATTATTACAACCCAAACAATGAAGATTTGTCTTGTTATTCGGCCTTTACAGGATTGTGTGATGTTGGATTAGTTGGGACTGATAATGGTTTATATACTGAAATGTCAGGTGAGACTTTATATTATTCTATGGGTATTAGAAATGACTATAAGTTTCACCCACATTATTACGATAGAAGATTTAAAATGCACCCCGTCACTGGTTATACATCTTCACCCAATCAAGTATTTAGTGGTAGACCAAAAAATGTTATTTACAATATTGATTCTGAATATAGTAATTTTGTTGGGTATTACGAAGAACTTTATGGTGGGTTTTATCAAGGGTTTTACAAATTATTTGGGTTTGACTATGAGGTTTTTCCTGAAAGGGTTAACAAAGGTTGGACGGTAGAAACTTTAATAAAACCAAGAAACATAAACCAACATTCAATATTAAGTGGTCAGACATACTTAAATAACATTTACAGTGGAAACTCTGGTACTTTTTTCTATTTTGGTACTCGAGCAGAAAATAAGTATTATCATTTTGCATCTGGTAGTCCGGAGTCCGATTCAGGTTACACCAGAACATTTACATCAGGTTTGACAGAAATTTCAACATGCGCTTGCAGTAATACAGGTGTCACAAATTCGGAGTGTCATTATGTATACCCAAAAAGTGCAACTACCGCATATCACAACACAGGTTGTGGGTGTGGTGCATGTACCGAACAAATACCTGTAGAACCATTAGACCCTAAATTTGATGTGGTATCAAACGCATTATCTTTAAGGTTAAGTGGTTGCCCCTCAAATCCAAGAATTTGTGTAAAATACATCAAGATTACAGGTGACTGTATAACAACAGGGTCTTGTGAAACAACAGGTGTGACTTTCCAAACTGGATATACTATAACTGAAGTTTGTACCGAACCAATATACGATGTGTGTGACTACGTATGTACAGCAATAACTCAAGATAGATGGGTAATGGTAAGTACTGTATTTGAGAGGTACACATCTATGGAGGATTGTGATTTACTAAATTTAGGGGGGTTGAATGATTTAAGGGTTGAAACTTATCAGTCTTCTATAAATGGTACGACCTATAATTTGATTATGCCTCCTGAGACACACTCTGGAGGAACAAAAGAAAATAAGGTATTCAAAGTAAGATTCGATAATAAATGGTTTGATGAAACATGGTATAGACTAGGTAGGCTAAAAATTTACGCTAATGGTTATTTATTTTTAATAATTGAGAATTTTGAGGAGATAATCCCAAGAGAGCTTAATACCGAAAAAGAAAAACAAATAGGTGTTCCTTTTAACATTTCATTTGGTGGAGGCACTCAAGGATTACATGACCATTTGATTTTTTCTTCAAGTACTTTACCATACGGACCGTACCAACAAGACCCCGAGTTGTTTCCAAATAATATTTTATCCGCAACAACATACAGTGGATTAAGTACTGACATACTTTTGGAGCAAAATTTTGGTGGAACTTTTATGGGTGGAATTTCACAATTAAGAATGTATACTGAACCATTAGGTTCACCTTCAATTCAACATAACTTCAGAATTTTAGAACAACAATATCAACTTTTTAATTACTGGTGTCCTAATTGTTTAACTCCGACAACTCCAACACCTACTCCAACACCTACTCCAACACCAACTGCAACACCGACATCAACACCAACTGCGACACCAACTGCGACACCTACACCTACCGCAACACCAACTGCAACGCCAACTGCGACACCAATACCTGCAACACCGACACCTACACCTACCGCAACACCAACTGCAACTCCAATACCTGCTACACCTACACCAACCACTACTCCAACATCAACTCCAACCCCTACACCAACTGAGACGCCTACACCAACCGCAACACCAACACCTACACCAACTATTAGTGTTTTAGAGCTTAGTGTAGAAAACCTTGATGCAAACCAAAACTATGTAATTACAGGTACCACAATAAACGGAGTTGGAGTAACTTATTTAGGTTTAGCTCCATTCCCGTTGTCTGGTAACACACAGTTTAACAGCTCTGGTGTTTTTACCTCAAATGAATCAAACCCAATGACTATCAATGTTGGTTTAAATAGTCCTATTTTTGTTTCAGGTATGTACATCGAAATTTACCAACCTTCTTTGGGTCTGATAACAGAAAATGTTAACATTTCTAGTGGTGTGGTTAGTTCGGGACCATATAATTTATTTATAGATGAATTATTAAGTATTATTTTATTTTCGCCAGCCACTACACCTACACCTACACCAACTGCAACACCAATACCTCCAACACCTACACCTACGTCAACCCCAACCGCAACACCATTAGCACCAACTCCTACGCCGACTCCTACACCAACAGTCGCCCCATCATCAACTTTTACTATGCGTTTGTTTGAACTTGGGGAAGATGTTATACTTTCAGGTACTGGTACTTTTGATACTACTAATTTAACTTCCTCATTCACTGGTACTTTACTTGGTTCGGTCAGACCTAATAACTCTAATTTCTTTTGTGGGGAAGGTAATGTTACACCACTTTCTTCAAGTGCATATGGAGGACCAACATTAACTATACCTAGTAATTTTGGTTTAGGAGCATTGACACAGGCAAACACAGGAAATGGTGTTGCGGTGGGTATCCAAACTATTGCAGCAAGTAATTATTTAATATTACCAACTGGTTACGTTTCAAATTCAACATTAACAACACAGTCGACTTTCACATCTAAAACATTATCACTTTTGGGTGCTACCGTAGGGACATATACTTATAGTTGGGGAACTGGTCCAAACGTTGGGATTCTGACCTTGATTGTTGGGCCATAACTAATTTATTAAAATTAATAAACATGGAATTTTTTATTAATAAAGACTCATTATTACCAATACTGAAAATGGATGTAGTTTTTGACGGTAGGACTGATTCTGCAAAAGAATTTTACTCAATCCTTGACAATGCAAGAATTAGATTTTCAATGACTTTGGAAAGTAATGGTGCACAAAAAATATCCATGAAAAATGCATATTTAGTTGAAAAAGATAAGTCAAATCCAGATTCACCTCAAGAATATTACATCTACTACAAATGGTCACCAAATGATACTAATAGGGTTGGTAGGTATAAAGGTGAGTTTTCTATTACTTTGGACAACGGTGAATTAATCACACCAATCAGAGAAAATCTTTATATCAACATTATTTGACATTAACACAACTCATTTTTATATTTATCAAAGAAGGGAAACCACGACTTAGTTCGTGAGAACAATAACCCAAAATTAAAAATATAAAATATGGTTCCACAAGAAGAAATTGAACGCTTCCTATTAGGCGAAGACGACGAAAAATATATCGTATCACTCGAATACGATTATAAATCCTCAAAGATTTATAAAGTAATTCAAGACCCCGTTAAGGGCAAATTGTTACGCCCCGACACATTTATTCCATTTGCTTGGGTTGGTGACTTGAAAGGTAAAAACTTTTACAAGAATGACAAACACGCACAAAAACGTGCGATGAGTGAAAATGGTATTATCATAGAAAAACTCGATACTCACGATGATGAACGTTTAGAAAATGGATTAAAGTATTTGGTTAAAACAACAAAGTCATATTCCAACCTTGTAAACTTCTTTAAGGGTGGTGGATTAGACCCGTGGGGTAGAGATAATACAGACTCAATTCAAATATTATCACCTGTCGAACAATACTTAATTCAAAAAAGTAAAAGATTATTCAAAGGTTTTGACGAATACGATGAAATCCACAGGTTTGTATTCGATATCGAGACCACAGGTCTTGACCCCAAAACAAGTAAAATATTCTTGATAGGGATGAAAGACAATCGTGGTTTTCTAAAATTATTATCAGCACAAAATGAAGATGAAGAACGACAAATGATTGTCGACTTCTTTAAAACTATTGATGACTTAAAACCATCTTTGATTGGTGGCTACAACTCGGCATTCTTTGACTTTCCGTTTATTTTGAAAAGAGCTGAGATATTAAAAGTTAATATCAAAAAAATCTGTAAGACCTTACATCCTGATTATACATTGAAACAAAAAGATGGTATCTTAAAGTTGGCAAACGAAATGGAACCATACGTTCAGACTCAGATGTGGGGATATAATATTGTGGATATTGCACATGCTGTTCGTAGAGCACAAGCAATCAACTCAGATATTAAGAGTTGGTCTTTGAAGTATATTACCAAATTTATTGAAGCAGAAAAACCAAATCGTGTTTATGTTGAAGGTGATAAGATTGGTAAAATCTATTTCGATAATTTTGAATATTGGATGAACAAAGAAAACGGAGCTTACAAAAAAGTTGGGTTCGATTCAAAAATAGATGAGGTATGTAAAAGAAGAGATGATGTTTATAAATTAGTTACAGGTTCAAAGATTATCGAAGACTACTTGGATGATGACCTTTATGAAACGATGGTTGTTGATGAGCAGTTTAACCAAGCAAACTTCTTGTTGTCTAAACTTGTACCAACAACCTATGAAAGACTTTCAACGATGGGAACCGCAACGTTATGGAAAATGATTATGTCCGCGTGGTCATATAAACATAACTTGGCGTTACCAAGAAAATTAGAGAAAAGAAAGTTTACAGGAGGTCTTTCTCGTTTGGTTCAGGTTGGGTTCTCTAAGAACGTATTGAAACTTGACTACTCTTCACTATACCCATCTATTCAGTTGGTTCACGACGTATTCCCTAAATGTGACGTAACAGGAGCAATGAAGAGTATGTTAAAGTATTTCCGCGATACTCGTATCAAATACAAGAACTTAGCGAGCGAATATAAGTCTATTGACCCGAAACTTGCAATTTCTTATGACCGAAAACAATTACCAATTAAAATCTTCATTAACGCATTCTTTGGTTCATTATCCGCACCACAAGTATTTCCGTGGGGTGATATTGATATGGGTGAACAAATTACTTGTACAGGTAGACAATATCTAAGACAGATGATTATGTTCTTTATGAAAAGAGGATACGTTCCACTTGTAATGGACACGGATGGTGTAAACTTCGAAACCCCACAAGATAGGGAGACATATAAGTATATTGGAAAGGGGTTGAATGGATTGGTTAAAGAAGGTAAAGAATATGTTGGCGCCGAAGCAGATGTTGCCGAATACAACGATTTATTTTTACGAGGTGAAATGGGATTAGATATCGACGGTGTTTGGCCTTCAACTATAAACGTAGCTCGTAAGAACTATGCACTTCTTACTGACAAGGGTAAAGTAAAACTTACCGGTAATACGATTAAATCTAAAAAACTTCAAACATATGTTGCTGAGTTTTTGGACACAGGACTTCGAATGTTATTGGATGGTAAGGGTGGTGAGTTCTTGGACTTCTACTATGAATATGTAGACAAACTCTATAACAGACAAATTCCTTTGGCTAAGATTGCGAACAAAGCACGTGTTAAACAATCAATAGATGACTATAAAGTTCACATTACAAAAACCACAAAGGCAGGTAATATGATGTCCCGACAAGCTCACATGGAACTTTTAATTAAAGAAGGTAAAAATCCAGGTCTTGGTGATACAATCTTTTATGTAAATAATGGTGAGAAAAAATCACATGGTGATGTTCAAAAGAAAAAAGATGAATTGGTTTTAAATTGTTATATGATTGACGAACGTGATATTGAATTAAATCCAGATTTATTGGGTGAGTATAATGTTCCGAGATATTTGGCGGCATTTAATAAAAGAATCGAACCGTTACTTGTTGTTTATAAACCTGAAATTAGAGAAGACATTTTAATTGAAAACCCAAAAGATAGACCTATCTTTACTAAAACACAAACTGAATTAGTGCGTGGTTATCCTATGAAAGAGGCTCACCAAGATACGTTAGAGGAAGTATTAACATTATCTGATACAGAATTAACGTTTTGGAAAAATGTAGGTATTGACCCTTACTATATGTATTTGGAAGGAACGGTCGATTTAGTAGACACTGAATGGGTTGAAAATAACAGAAGTCTAATGGAACAATATGTCCAACAACAAAAGAAAGTAGATGCTGATGAGTATTACGAATTTGATGTTGATGGTGATTTGATGGCTCTTAGTTTCGACTAAGAGTTTTTCAATCCATCAGAAGATAAGATATACCAAAAACCATTAATATATTTAAACTCAACACAAGACCCTTTGTCTAACTCAACTTCATTAAATTCCTCATCAATCAAATTTTCTGAAAAAACTAAAACGTTAGTAAGAGACTTAACTACAACGTGGTCTGTGTTATTATGGTTCAAAGTTAATTTATGATTTTCATCTCCCTTATAAATTATAACATATTCACCATTAGTTTCATAATCTTGATTGATTACTACCGCAGAATCAGAGGTTTCTATAGGAGTTCCATTAATAACTCTTAAGGATGGTATAGATCTAAATACTGGCATGAATAAATTATATAACAGTATATGGACTTGTAAATGGTCTAAATTTCAAAGATTTGTTCATGTTTTCGGCTTGGATACCTTTTATTTCCCATTGTTTTTCAGGTCTTAATCTTTCGAGTCTTGTTTTTAGTTCTTCCCATAGCATAGCTTTTTCATCTTTAGACTCAGTTTGTAAACTTTGGTACTCAAGTGTAAGTTCAGAATCAGGTGTTTTAAGATTACCGCTGTACTTACCTCTAACTCTTGCTAAAGTTTCTTTACAATATGCAGTAAACCATCTTCTAACCCAAGTTTGAGCCGGTGAATTAAGTTCATCCCATCTCATTTCATCAATAGGAACATCAGAAGGTAACTTAACTATATCGGGATTCGCCTTTAAACAATTATCCCTATCAAAAGTATCATAATACCAATACCAAACTTTATACTCTTGGAAATTAATATTTCCAAAATCGAATCTTCCGCCTGGTACGTTCATAAGATGAAGTGCCTTTTTTCCTTCAGGTAATGCTGTAATTCTATAAGTAAGGTCACCTGTAATGATTCTTCTTTTGATGTTAATATCCGACATTCTTAAAAGTATGTCAAACGCCGGTGTTATAAAATAATTACCCGTTGTACCCATCTGTGAAAATCCGGCACCACCACCTAAACCAATACCACCAAATCCACCAAAACCTCCCATGAATGGGTCAAAATATGCAGCATCCAATTCAGATCTTGTAAACCATAATAATTCATTTACTTCTCTACCCGCGGGGATTTCATATATTTGTTGACCTGCAACTAAATCTATATAGTCTTTTTTTAATACCCAATCACCGCCAGCCTGTAAACCGACAATTTTAGAATATGCGTAAGTATATTGTGTTTCCCAATCTAATGATCTAGTAGTGAATGCTCTTGTAAGAGATTGTTCATCTAAATTAAGACCATATAGTGAGGACCACTGACTTTCAATCAACCAATCATTAACATGTTGTGCGTAATCTTGAATAGAAAGTTCCAACAATGAATCCATCATTTCATCCTCCAATTCAACAGCACGTAAAGGGGCTCCTAAAAGATTTTTAATCCTTTTATAAAGTTTACTTCTTTCAGGCTCTGTGATTATTACTGTGGACATAAGAATATTTTTTATATAAATATCTTATAAATAAAAATCAATTATGATTTTCTTTTTATTTGTGTGGTATACAAATCATTGACGAATCCCCAATTCACTACTTTCCAAAAATTATTGATGTATTTATCTCTTTCATTTTTGTACTTCAGGTAGTATGCGTGCTCCCATAAATCTAAACCTAAAAGAGGATACCCCCCGTTTTTTTCAATGTCCATCAATGGGTTGTCTTGATTTGGTGTTGTGGTTATTTTTAACCCGTTTGTTTTAGTTAAAACTAACCAAACCCAACCAGAACCAAATCTGTTTTTTGCTTCTGATTCAAATTTTTCTTTAAACTTTTCGAATGAACCGAAATGTTTATCAATTTTACTTTTTATTGGGTCAGAGATTTCTTGTTTTTTAGGTGATAACATTTTCCAAAATAATGCGTGATTAAATGCCCCACCACCATTATTACGAACCTTTGTGTTGAATTTAGAAATTTTTATTATTATTTCTTCTAAATCTAAATCTTTGCCTGAAACTTTATCTAACTCTGCATTTAATTTTTCAACATAACCCTTGTAGTGTTTATTGTAATGAGTTTTCATAGTCTCAGTATCAATAAACTTATTTAGGGAATCGAATTGGTAAGGTAATTTATCAACACTAATATGTTTGATTTCATTAATTATTTTTTGTTTGACCGTAGAGATTAAATCTAATTTAGTCTCAATCTCATTTATTTTTCTTTCAAACTTAGTGTATATAATATCTTCTAACTTTTTGTTATTTTTTTCAAAATTTTTTACATCTTTTCCCGCAGACGCATTAGCATCATCTTCATTTTTACCTCCTATATCTTTTCCTTTTTTTCTGTTCAACACAGTTCTTTGATATTCGTGTTGCCATTCATGGGATAAAGTTCTTAATATATCTCTGTTGAGTCTATCTTTTACTAATACCTTTAAAGTGCTTTTGTCGGTTCTGGACCCTGTAGTCATAGTCCCATATCTTTTATTAGTAAAGACAATACTAACATCACCCTTTAATGGGTATTCTCTTTTTAAAAAATTTATAAACCTTTTAATAAGAAGTTCTTGGTCTGTCTTAGGTGTAATTCCTTTATATGATATTTCTACATTCATATGTATAAATATCACCTTCCTTTAGAAATCATATTTAACATTTCTTCGATTACCGACGCCTCGTCAAAAGTATCGTCACCCATTACCGTTGATATAATTTTTTTCTTTCTGTTAAGGATGTCATATATTGCACCTTCAATACTATTTTCAAATAGAGGGTAATACACTGATGTTGAATTTTTTTGTCCGATACGGTGTGACCTGTCTTCTGCTTGTGAATGTTCTGCAGGTACAAAAGATAAATCATTCATGATTACAGCTTCCGCTGAGGTTAAAGTAATCCCAACACCCGCTGCTTTCAAGTTCCCAACAAATACTTTGATTTTATCGTTTGTTTGAAATTCATCGACCGCATTTTGTCTGTGAAACTTAGAACAACTACCATCTAAATAAACCGCAGATTTACCAAAGTGGTTATAGATTTGATTTAGTGTGTCGGTAAAGTTTGTGAATATAATAATCTTTTTACCTTGTTCTATAATGTTTTCCGCCAATTCAATTGTGTTATTAATTTTTTCCTGAGCAATGACTTTTCTTACTTTCATTAATTTTGAAAACTGAATTGTAAGTGAAGAAGACTCTTCAGGGTTTTGGTCATACCAATTAAAATACTCACCCATTAATTCTTCGTAATCTTTAGATTTGAGTCTTAAATAAACAGGTGTGATAATTTTTTCAGGTAAATCTAAAACGTCTTCTTTTAATCTTCTTAGTATGTGTGTTGAGGTTCTTTCTCTTAATTCATCAAGATTGGATGCTCCTGTAACATTCCACACCTTTCTTTTACCTACACTAAATTGAAATCCATTACAATATCTTTTAGCATAAGCCATCCAATTCATAGCAACTGGACTATCAACAAGATTTAATAAATTGTAATAATTCATAGGTCGTGATGTCATAGGTGTTCCCGATAACAACCAAACTCTATTTGATTTACTTGCGATGTCGTTAGCAATTTTTGTTCTTTGTGCTTGCGGATTAGAAATCATATGTGCTTCATCCATGATTACTAAATCGAAATTAATTTTCATAATTTCTGATTTATCTTTTTCTTTGGTGTCGTGGAAATTTTTTAATATGTCGTAGTTTACAATAACAAAATCATGTTCATCTGAAAATTTCTTACCTTCTGCAATATATACGGTTCTATCTGAATAATTTGCAATCTCTCTTTGCCAATTTATTTTTAATGATGCAGGACACACAATCAAAACTTTTTTAGCTCCCGTTTCTAAAGCTGCGATGATTGTTGATGTAGTTTTACCAAGACCCATATCATCGGCTAAAATAAACTTTTTATTTTTTACAAGTTTTTCAATTGCCTCTTTTTGGTGTTCCATAGGTGGTCTATGGGTGTATTTACCATAATCTATAGAAATATTTTTAACTTCATTATCTTTTAATAATGCCGATTTTGGCATCCAAAAGTCATGTAGAGTTTCTCCTGAAAATATTTTACCCCAAATATGATAAGCTTTATCTTTTTCAACCAACAACTTCTCGACATAAATTTCTGAAGGTTCTTTGGTATACATCTTATCTTCCATTAGTTTTTTACCAAAATAAGAGTCTAACTTGACCCATTTTTTTGCAACTTTTGGTTGTAATGTGTGATAATTATTGATGTAATCCGCCTGAGGTCTTGTAGGGACAAAAGACTTACTATTTTGTTTTTTGTGTTTTAAATTAAGGATGTAATTATTTGACCCTTCATAATCGTCTAATATTAAAAGGGCTTTTGATTCGGGTGTTTTATGCACAAAATCTTCCATTATATATTAAAATATAATAAACAACCATAAAAAATCAATCAAAGTATTTATAGGTATGGCAGATAATAGAGTTCCAATAACCAGACTTAATAAGTTTTTTTCTGAACAAGACTTTGACTTAGACCTTTCTATGGGTGAGGAATGGTTACTTGGGGATATGAATTTTTCATTAGTCTTATATAGAGTTGATAGACAAAGAACCGATACTGACGATGTTTATGGTGAAGCCATTTCAGATACTATACAGTTTTTACCACCTGTGGAATTTAAAGGTTATGTAAAAATTGACACACCAACAAATACCGATTTAGGGTCTTCAAAACTTTATCAATCCGAACCAGGTAATTTGACAGTGAGTGTTTATCAAAAAACACTTGTTGAATTAGGTATAGATATATCTTTGGGTGATTACATAGGTTATTATGAAACAGAAAATAGAGTAAGGTATTATAGTGTGGTTGACGATGGAAGGGTAGTTTCAGATTTAAAACATTCTTACGGCGGATATAAACCGTTTTACAGGACAATAAAAGCGGCACCTGTAACCGATAACGAATTTAGAGGTATATAAAAATGGCACTACCAAAGCAATTTATTAAAAAATTACCTTTAGTTCCTGAAAAAGTAGGAAAAGAAAGAAGGCAAGAACTTTTGGATGAAATTACCGATAAAGGTACCTTTTTACCAAAAGGGGTTCTACACTCAGATTTAGATAGGGGGATGTTAGATTTTGTGAAAAATCAATTAGAACTATCCGTCGATGAAAAAAAAGTACCAACAATTGATAGAATTATTACTAATCAAAGTTGGATACAGTTTACCGAAACATGGGACTTCAAAGATTTAGATAGTAATATTACATTACCATTTATTTCAACTGTTAGAATGCCTGAAGTAAAATACGGAACAAATAATGCAGGAAGAGCTAACATTCCTGAAAGGAGACAATTTTTTTATTATAGTGTCCCAACTTGGGACGGTCAAAGAAAGGGTGCAGATGTATATAAAATACCTCAACCAATACCTGTAGACATCACATACAATGTGAGAATATTTTGTAATAGAATGAGAGAAGTTAATGATTTCAACAAAATAATGATGAGAACATTTACTTCTAAACAGGCATACACCCAAATAAAAGGTCACTTTATCCCTTTAAAATTAGAGGACGTTAGTGACGAGTCTGTAAAAGATTTAGAAAAAAGAAAATATTATGTTTCAACATATAAAATTGTAATGTTGGGACTTTTAATTGATGAAGAAGAATTTGAAGTGACACCTGCAATTTCTAGACAATTAACTTTGTTTGAGTTTGACACAAGAAGAAAAACTAAAAAGGCTGTGATTGAACCGCCAAATCCAACTGATTTTACGTTAGATTTTTTATTTGTTGCAGGTAATACCTCGTTGACTGAAGTTTTTAGATATAATGCAGACATCAAAATTTTAAGAACCTCTAATGTTGAAAACTGTTATGACTTAACTTACAGTTCAACAACTAATAATACACTAAACTATACCAATTGTAATGGGACGAGTACTACTGTTTCTTTATCTCCTGGTAGTAATGGTAATGTATGTGCGTTAGGTGGGTCAACACCAACATTAACAAATACCACAGGAGGAACATTAAATTATGGTTCTTCATGTACACCAGGTTATTCTGTTTACATAACAAGAAATAACGTAACGTACTATTTGGGTGATGACATCGAGACGATTCAGGTAAATGACGGAGATACTTTAAACATACAAGTTAACAAAATAAATCTATCCAAATCTGCCACTCTTTATACAAACGTAACATTAGTGTAATTATTCACCATAGATATCTTTTACCTCTTTGCAGTTTTCCATTATTAAGTTTTCTAAAAACTTATATATTTTCAAACCCTTTTTGTCACAATACTTTTTTAGTGTTTCATGACTTTGTATGGATATCTTAATATTTTTAATTTTTTTCATTAAGAATAAATATTTGTTTGGGTAGAAAAAAGGCAGAAAAAAAACATACTCTCTTTAAAATATTAGTTTAAGGGTCAGATTTTTACTTTTTGATGATGTATTTATAGATAAAATAAATCATTTATTAATAACTAAAAATGGCTTCATCAACAAAAGTATTTGTGTCTCCTGGTGTGTATACATCTGAAAGAGATTTAACATTTGTTGCACAAAGTGTGGGTGTAACAACTCTTGGTTTAGTTGGTGAGACCTTACAAGGTCCCGCTTTCGAACCAATTTTTATAACAAATTTTGATGAGTACCAAGTATATTTTGGTGGTACTTCTCCTGAGAAATTTGTTAACACACAGATTCCTAAATATGAAACATCATATATTGCAAAATCTTACTTACAACAATCAAATCAGTTGTTTGTTACAAGAGTTTTAGGTTTGTCAGGGTATGATGCAGGACCTTCGTGGTCAATTACCACTATAGGTAATTTAAATCCTGCAACCTTATCAGCAACGACAAATACAGGTCCTCAGACAATTCAGTTTACAGGGACAACAGGTTCAAGTTCCAATATTACAATAACTTCAGTACCTGCTGGATTATCTTCTGATTTTTATAGTACCTATACACAATATGATGGTGGTACTTCTTCTTTGAATGCTGACTTCCAATCATATATTTCAACACAACTTGGGTATTTTGTTAATGCATCACCTCTAACTGGTAAAACATCTCAGTTTTGGGGGTCTGTTAGTCAATCAACAGCAACCTCAACAACTGGCGTTACTTTGAATGGTTCAGGTTCGGTTACTGCATTCACCGAAACATTTGGAGTTCCTAATGTATTATTCCCATTAACTACTACTTCGTCTCCAACTAACGACCCTTGGTATTATGCATTATTTGACTATACCGCGGCTAATCCTGTAGGAACATACGCAGGATATGGATTTGGGGCATCTATGGCAACAATTACTACAACACCGACTTCAGGTGTGTTCTCAGGTACAGTATCCGTTTTTTACAGTAATTATGTAGCAACTGCAAATACCACTTGGGATAATTTAGTTATTACAACATTAAGATCGAGGGGTATAACTAACTACTCTTCTTCACAAAACGGTCCATTATATCAAGTTACGGGTACTAGTGACGTTAATATGATATGTACTGGAGTTTATTCTGGAGTTACTAAAGACCCATTTGCAACATTTGTTATATCCGGAATAACTAAAGACTCCGATACTTTCAGTTTTGAAACGTCGATGCTTACTTCGGATTCAGAATATATTTCTAAAGTATTCGGTAGAAGTAATTTTGGTAAAGATAGAACGGAAGTACCTTTATTTGTTGAGGAAGTTTATAGTAGTTTACTTTTAAATGGTTATAGACAAGGTTACGTTAGAGGATTAAATTGTAATTTAGTTGCTCTTGACAGTGCTAAATCATTAGATACGAACTCTATTGGATTTTATTTAGAACAATACCAAACTCCTGAAACACCATATGTAGTTTCAGAATTAAGAGGTAATAAAGTTTATAAATTATTTAAATTCAAGTTAATTTCTGATGGTAACGCAGCTAACCGATTAGTTAAAATTTCATTAGCTAACATGTCATTCAATAATAGAACATTTGATGTCTTTGTACGAGATTTTTACGATAACGACCAAAATGTGAGAGTAATTGAAAGTTTTACAAACTGTTCATTAGACCCAACACAAAATAACTTTATCGCTAACAAAATTGGTACTGCGAATGGTGAGTATAACTTAAACTCTAAATATATAATGTTAGAAATGGGTGATGAGGCTCCTGAAGACGCACTACCTTGTGGTTTTGAAGGGTATACTATGAGACTCTATGAGGATGCTACACCACCGTTTATTGTTTATAAAACTAAATATTTAAAACCAGGTGATGTTATTTACAACCCACCATTTGGTTCTACATCAGGAGGAGATAATTCTGTTATTTCTAACGGTGAAAATCCAAGAAAGGCATACTTAGGTATCTCAAACATTACCGGTGTCGATTATGATTTCTTTGATTATAAAGGTAAACAGCAACCTGCAAACATACAGACTGATACGACAGGACCTGTTTGGAATTACCAAGTAAAAGGTTTCCACATGGATAGTGGGGCAACCATAGTAACTATAGCCGCGGGATACTCAACTTCGGGTCAGTCAGCATTTGAAGTAGGTGTTGGGTCTTTTAACTCGGAACCTACGGATGCAGATAATCCATACTACCGTTTGAATACTCGTAAATTTACTTTATACCCTGCAGGTGGATTCGACGGATGGGATATTTACAGAGAATACAGAACAAATTCAGACACATTCGCATTAGGACAGACAGGTTATAAATACGGAGCTGCACCGTCAGCAACATACCCTACAGCTACAGGATGGGGAGCGTTCAAGCAAATTTCAGGTCCAAACCAAGAGACTTGGGCTAACACTGACTACTACGCTTACAAATGGGGTCAAACTACATTCAACAATCCAGAAGCGGTTAATATCAACGTATTTACAACACCGGGTATTGATTATGTAAACAACTCTAATTTAGTTGAAGACGCTATTGATTTGATAGAATCAGATAGAGCTGACTCAATTTATATTTGTACTACTCCTGATTTTAACATGTTCCTACCAACATGGAATGATGTAACTGAAGGACTTATTTATCCTCAAGAGGCTGTAGATAATTTAGAAGAGACAGGTATTGATTCAAATTACACCGCAACTTATTACCCATGGGTATTAACAAGAGACACAGTAAATAATACACAAATTTATTTACCACCAACCGCTGAGGTAGTAAGAAACTTAGCTTTAACTGATAACATTGCATTCCCTTGGTTCGCTTCTGCGGGTTACACAAGAGGTTTAGTTAATTCAATTAAAGCGAGAAGAAAATTAACTCAAGAGGATAGAGATACTTTATACAAAGGTAGAATTAATCCAATCGCTACGTTCTCTGATGTTGGTACTGTTATTTGGGGTAATAAAACGTTACAAATTAGAGAGTCTGCACTTGACAGAATCAACGTAAGAAGATTATTACTACAAGCGAGAAAATTAATTTCAGCGGTAGCAATCAGATTATTGTTTGAACAAAATGATGATAAAGTAAGACAAGACTTTTTAGATTCAGTTAACCCAATCTTAGACCAAATTAGAAGAGACCGAGGTTTAATTGACTTTAGAGTAACTGTATCAAATACACCTGAAGATTTGGATTCTAACACTTTAACTGGTAAGATATTCTTGAAACCAACAAGAGCATTAGAATACATTGACATCGAGTTTGTAATTACACCAACAGGAGCATCATTTGATGATGTATAATACAAAATAAAAAAAGGGGGATAGAAATGTCCCCCTTATTATATTTATATTAAAAAAACTATGAAAATAGAAAAAAAAATTATCAAAGAAACTTTAGGAGATAAAAAACAAAATGTTGAAACTTTTTCTTCAAAAAAACAAAATGTGATTATCACTGAGTCTCAATTAGAAACCTTACTTAAAAAATTAAGAAAATAATGGACATTAAAAAATATGTTTACAATTACTTAAAAAGAGTAGTTAATGAAGGTATTGATGATTCAGGTACACCTGACACTAAATATTATGCCTTTGATTGGGACGATAATATCGTTTTTATGTCAACCAAAATTATGGTAATGACTGAAAATGAAGAAGAAGTAGGTATGTCTACTGAAGATTTTGCTGAACACAGACACCAAATAGGTAGTGAACCATTTAGTTATAAGGGTACTACTGTTGTTGGTTATGCAAAAGAACCATTTAGATTCTTTAAAGAAATGGGGGACAAAAGATTTGTCATCGACTCGATGTTAGCAAAACCAGGTCCGTCTTGGAATGATTTTGTTGAATGTATAAACGGTGGTTCAGTTTTTGCAATTATAACTGCAAGGGGTCATAATCCATCAGCATTAAGAGAAGGTGTTTATAATTTTATTGTGAGTAACCATAATGGTATTAACAGTAGAACCCTAATAGAAAACCTTAAAAAATATAGAAACTTCTTTTCAGAGGAAGAAAATATAAATGAACAAATAGAGGTAAATTTTTCAGATAAAGAACTTATTGACGAATATTTGGACCTTTGTGTATATGAACCTGTAACTTTTGGACAAGGAAGTGCTGCGAACCCTGAGGAGTTAAAGATTGTTGCAATGAGAAAATTTATTGTTTATTGTCAAGATTTAGCGGCGGAGATTGGGAAAAAGGCTTATTTTAAGAATGATATAAATAACCAAGAGTTCACACCAAAAATAGGGTTTTCAGATGACGACCCAAGAAATATAGAGAAAATGAGGGATTTTTTAAGTCAAGAATATCCAGAAGGACCAGTAAGAACATATTTAACTAAAGGAGGAGAAAAGAAAGAGTATTAATTATTTTCTAGTTCTAGTTAAAGAATATTTCTAAATATAATTAAAGTAAATAGAAAAAATTGTTTCTGAATATATTTATATATAAAAATAAAAGAAAAAACAAAAATTTAGACAATGGCTGATTTGTTAATGAAAATGCCCTTTCAGTATGAACCTAAAAGAGCTAACCGATTCATATTGACTTTCCCTACATCTTTAGGGATTAACTCTTGGTACGTTGAAAGTACATCAAGACCAAGTATCAAAATTGAATCAAAGGATATTCCATTCTTGAACACTAAAACTTATGTTGCTAGTAGATTCGAGTGGGAAACTATCAGTGTGAAATTCCGTGACCCAATCGGACCTTCAGCTGCACAAGCACTTATGGAGTGGGTAAGATTACACGCTGAGTCCGTTACAGGACGTATGGGTTATGCTGCGGGTTATAAAAAAGATGTTGACTTAGAAATGTTAGACCCAACAGGAGTAGCCGTTGAAAAATGGATTTTACAAGGTTGTTTTTTAACTGATGTTAAGTTTGGAGACGTAGGTTATGACAAGGATGATATCATGACTATAGACGCAACACTAAGACCTGATAGATGTATTTTGGTTTACTAAAATAATAAAATTAAAATGTATAAAACCCACTCACAAGGTGGGTTTTTTGTTTACAAAAATATGTTGTAAAGTATATTTAAAATAAAAATATTATGAATAGTGCAGAATCTTACGGTCAAATGGACTTCAACTTACCTCACGATGTTGTGAAGTTACCAACTAAAGGTTTATTTTATAGACCAAAAAAAGAATCTCTAAAAGTTGGGTATTTAACGGCCAACGATGAGAACATGTTAATGTCTCCAAATATTAGTTCAGATGGTATCGTTTATAGTTTATTGAAAAATAAAATTTATGAACCAGGGTTTGATGTTAATCAGTTATTGAATGTAGACGTTCAAGCTATTTTGATATTTTTGAGAAATACTTCATTTGGTTCTGAATATAATTTTTCTGTTACTGATCCAGCAACAAATAAAAAATTCGATATTACTTTACAGTTAGAAGAATTAAATGTTAAAAAAGCAATACACGAACCTAATGAAGATGGATTTTTTAATTTCCAATTACCTAAGACTAAAAAGAATGTAAAATTTAGATTATTAAATTTAAAAGACGAAAAAGAAATAGATACTTTGTCTGATAGTTACCCACAAAATATGGTTGCACCTGTAGTGACTAAAAGATTAGAAAAACATATAGTTGAAATTGATGGGATTACAGACAAGTCTAAAATATCTGAATTTATTTTAAACATGCCAATTTCAGACTCTAAAGACCTTAAAAAATTTATCAAAGAGTGTGAACCACAATTAGATTTAACAAGATATATTACAGCCCCGTCAGGAGAAAAGGTAACAGTTAATCTGTCCTTTGGGGTTGAATTTTTTCGGCCTTTCTTCCAATCATAAAATTAATTTATTAGATGAGTTTTATTATCTAATAAAATACGGTCATTTTTCATATCAAGACTTACTTAAAGTACCGACTTACGAAAGAAAATACTTCGTAAACAAACTAATTGAAGAGTTCAATAAAAAATAGTTTTGCGTATTTATATATAAAATTAATCCATGTTACTTTTTGCTGACACTATTTTAGATGAATTTGACCAGGCCGGTACCGGTTATGGTGATATTTTAAAGAACCTTGAAGCGGCTTTTAAGAAAGGGGTTACAAATGCAGTTGAAACAACACTGAACAGTCTTACCGCAATGGAAGATAGTACCAAAAAGTTAAATAGAACTATCACATCAGGAATGGTTGTTGGTACAGAAAAACTTAGAAATAGTTTAATTAGTTCTTACAAGGAAACTGTAAAATTTGGCGGATCATTTACAGATTTGACGGATGTCGTGGAAAATCTTAACTCAGATATGGGTAAAATGACTTTACCTTCAATTGCTGCCACTGAACAGATGGTTGCACTTTCAAAAACGACAGGTATTGCTTCAAAAGAAATGGGTAAATTAGAAGGTTCATTTGTTCGATTACTCAAATCCCAAACAAAAAGTGCTGAAAAAATGGCAGAGATTGCAAAAATTGCAAGACAGTCTGGACTTGACGCAGCAAAACTATTAGAGGGTGTTAATAAGAATTTACAATTAGTTGACGCCTATGCGTTTAAAGGTGGGGTTGACGGTCTAACACAAATGACAGCAAAGGCTCAGTCTTTGAATGTTGAATTGGGGGATATAGTTAGTGAACAAACTATGGATAATTTGTTGGATCCTGAAAAGGCTATCGAAATGGCACAAACACTTAGTATGATTGGTGGATTTGGTTCGGATTTAACAAATTTCACACAACTTTTAAATGCAGGAAGAAATGATGTTGGGAAACTACAAGATTCATTTATTAATCTAGCACAATCAGCATTTAAGGTAAATGATGCGACAGGTGAAATAACGATAGATGCACTACAAAGAGATAGATTAAAGGCATCTGTTGAAGCAATAAATGGGGACTACAAAAAGTTCATTCAAATTGGTAGAGAGGCTGCAAAACAAAAATTCATTAGTGACAAAATGTTGGCACAAGGAGTTGACATTTCAGGTATACCACAAGAGTCAATGAACTTAGTAAAATCTTTAACTGAAATTGGTAAAGGAGGAAAGTTAGAATTAAGAATTCCTGGATTTGAAACAGATGATTTAGTAAAATCAATAGGAGATAACCCGAAAGCCCTTCAAGCTGCCTTAGAAGAATACCAAAAAAAGGCAAAGCTTACTGACCGTCAGTTAGCTGAAAAATCATTAACTGTTGAGGAAACTCAACAGAAAGACATGAGAATCATTAGAGATACTCTACTTAGGGGTTTAAGTGATAATGAAAAAAATCTGGCAATTGAAAGAGTGTATGGAACTTCAGAACAATTAATGAAACCTACACAGGACAGAGCTGATGCCTTCGTAGCTGGTGCTAAATTTGAAATAAATGATATAAACACTGCTATAGCGAGACAAAAACAACTCATAGAAGACAAATCAACAGAACCTACAACAGCTGAAATGTACAGTGATAGTGATGAGAATATTAATTTTCGTCCACAGGATGCATTTTTTGGTGAAGGAAAGAAAGTTTTATCTTTAGGAAAGGGTCAAATGTTTGAATTTATTAAAGATGATCAAGCGATGTTTGCGCCGGATTTGGATAAAAAAATAGGTTTATTAAAAGACGTTTATTTACAATCACAAAATTTAAGTGACAACATACCAACTTTAGAAATTAAAGAACCTACCCTAAGACCAATTCCGCCACAAGAAATAGTAACAAAATCTGAAACCACACAAAATACAAAACAAACAATAGATAATAATTTCAACATTAGTGTTGATTTGAATGTTAAAGGATTAACATCGGGACCAATAGCTGATATGTTGAGTAGAGATGCAGAATTTCAAAGAAATCTTAAAGACAAAGTAATGGAAATATTCAGTCAAAGAAATTTGTTATCCAAGTCAAAATCCCGATTCGAATCATAAAAAATAGTATTCAATCTATTTATTAGAAAAACAATAGATGAATAGTCCACTATCATTTAATTCGACTGAAAACTTCAGAAAAAAACTACAAGTTCGTAACCTCGAGCCTTATAAGGTCGATGGTTCGTTTAGTTTCGATGTATTAAAAGTAGCATCCGAAGTTACCTTGGTAGATTATTCTGTTAACAATTTACCTGATGTTACAGTCGAACAAAAAATTCAAGAAGAAAGATTAATTAAACAAAATAAGTTTAACCCTAACGGTGGTTTTGGTGATACAATCATTATTAATATTAATAAAAATAATAAAAGTAATTTAGGTAGTTACGGTTTTCAAAACACAATTGGGTCAGAACTTGAAAATGTGGGTGATGTAACTGAGAAATTGTTGTACGTACAAAACATTTATGGCCCTACCGACTTTTCAAATTCATTTGGTAATACAATAGATATTAACAAAAACCTTAACTCAACATCTAATAAAGGAGTTTATGGTTATATAAATACACAAGGTAGTTTATTAGAAACTTTTGGTGTACAAAAGGAGAATGAACTTATAATTATCAATCAATACGGTCCTGATGGAAATGATAGTAGAAGTACTGTTACTCCTAATGTTAACAAACAAACAAAGGCGAATGAAGGTCATTATGATTTTATAGACACTATTGGTAGTGAATTAGAAAAAAGAGGAAGAACACTTAAGGAAGAACAAATAGTAATAAATCAATATGGACCTGAAGGACAACAAAGCCAACAGACAATTAATCCTAACATAAACAAACAAACCAACGCAAATGAGGGTAACTACGGACCTTCAGACGCGATTTCAAGCCCATTAGAGTTAGAGGGAGATAGATTAGAAAATTTATTAAGAGTTCTTAACAAATTTACACCCAGCAATATTCAAAACGGTTACGGAAACTCAGTGCTGTTCCCAACAGTTACGATTGGTTCTAATCAAGGTGATTATGATTATGTTTCTAATGGTCCTAATATTACATCTGACCAATCTAGAGTAAATGCGTATACGACAAACTTCTTTGGACCTGAAGGTGGTTTTAGAGGACAAGTTAATCCAAACATCAACCAACAGACTAAACCAAATTCTGGCCCATATAGCTACGGTTCATCGTCTCCAAATTTAACAACAGAGCAATCACAAATAATATCCTATTTGGCTAATGTATTTGGCCCTGAAGACCAACCAAATGGATTTGGGACAATGATAGACCCAAATCTTAATTTTCAAACTCAAGCAAATAAAGGTGAATATGATTTTACAGCATCTGCTCCGAACAAAACTACAGAACAGTCAATTCAATATAACTATATAAAGAACTTATATAATACTGGTGAAGGTACTTATGAACCATTAGTTATTGATGAGTATTTTCCTGACACATTAAATAGACCATATACTAATAGTGACACGACTTTTTCTTTTGTTGCATCATCTTATAGTCCATTTTCAATATTAACAAGTGATAATCCTAACGGTAGTGAAGGGTCATTAAGTAACGATTCTAATTTAGCTAAAATTGCTGCTAAAAAATTACAAGAGGAGTTTCGTTCAAGAGTTGCCGCAGAATTATACCAACAAACTTTAGGTAGGTCAATATTAACTAACTCATCCGTAACACCTAATTCTGGTGGTATAGGTGGTAATCCGTCAATAGACCCGTTTGAAATATTAGGAGTTGCAACAAACAACGTCCCACTTATACAAAAAAATTATACAATCACAGAACCATCAACAATTGTTGGCGATGTACTTAGTTTTACATCAAGATTATCAGGTTTGTACTCACCTTATTCAATTATACCGGGGGAATATTTTGATTATCCTGAAAGAAACTTCCTAAGTCAAGCACTGGCAAACCCTATTAGCGCTGTTGGTAGTTTGATTAGTAACTTTACAAATAAAATATTATCCGCAAATATTGATTCGGGGTCAGAAAGATTTTTAGCAAATACATCAAGAGCAACTAGATCGTTATTGTTTGACCAATTATTTTTCAATCAATATAGACCTGACTACAATTTTGAATCATTATTGAGTCCTAACCTTTCATCACCTAAACCTAATTTTTATGTTGGAAACACTAAAAATTTCGTAAGAGAGGTGGTAAGTCCATCAAATGAAATTCCACTAGGTAAGGGCGACCAACCTAGTATCGGACCTGTTTTTGATTATGGTATAATTGGAAAAGAATATGAAGGTAACGCAGTAAACAATAGATTTTTTGGAATTAATAGTAGAAACTTTTTTGATGGGGCTTCAGATACTAAAGGGGTAATTGGTGGTGGAACCCTTATTGGTAATTTCACATGGACAACATCTAATAACACTTACATTAAACCTGGACAACCTGTTGGTTATAATAACCAAGCGGTCAATTCAACAGATAGTGGTTTAGACCAAATACTTAAAAATACATTTGATAAATCAAAATCTTCAGATTTAACGTTAACTGACGGGTCTATTTTAGATATAACACAAAAATTAATAGATGCGGGTAGTAGGTCATCAAATAAAGCACAACATGTTGGAAATGCAATTAACCAAGTGTCCAAGGTTTTCAATGACGGTTATATTGAAATGACAAAAGGGTCAAGAGTATTTAGATACGTTACTCCAACTTCAGTACAACCTGACCCCGATAATCCTGTGACCGATGTAAAGGGGTTTGAGTATTGTAGGTTATTTACTAAGGATAGACCATATTACACTTACAAAAATTTACAAAAAAGTAAGTTAAGAAATAATAAAGGTAACATAAGGGGGGCTTCATATTCTGTACTTGACTCTACTTACAACCTTAATATCGCACCTATGACTGGTCCTGACTCTACAAACATACAAAACGGTAGGGTTAAGAAATATATGTTTTCTTTGGAAAATTTAGCTTGGAGAACATCCAATAAACCAGGATTTACTGTTGATGATTTACCTGGATGTGAAATTGGACCAAACGGGGGTAGAATTATGTGGTTTCCGCCATATGACTTGAGTTTCGACGAGAGTTCTCGAGCGGATTGGGAGGCAAATGTTTTTTTAGGTAGACCTGAACCAATTTACACATATAAAAGTACAGAAAGAACTGGTACTATAAAATGGAAAATAGTTGTTGACCACCCTTCAATCATGAACCTTTTAGTAAAAAGAGAATTAGAATCACAGAATACTTCTGTTGCGACAAAAGTTATTGATTCGTTTATTGCGGGGTGTACTGAGTATGACATATACGACCTATTAAGAAAATATGGTTCATTCAGTTTAAATGACATATATAATGTGGTATCAACTTTGTCTAACGAAACGCTACAAGAAGTTGCTAAAGAATTACCAAACGAAACACCACAATCAGAAACAATTATTGAGACTGATGTTAATTTGGAGGAAGGTTCACAATCATCGGAAAGTGAAACAACAATTGCCGAAGATTTAAAAACCGAATCATACCAAAATATACAATTACTATTTCAAGAAGCAAAACCAAGTTCGAATGATACTGACGGGTCATATGAAGAATATTTTGATGAATTAATTGATGCTAAATCAGATTATGATTCTGCCGGTACGGCACCAGGTGGTTTTGCAAACAAACTTTATTTTTATAATGGTAATTTAGTAACAAACGCACCTTCTAATTTCTCTTTTGCAGATTATATAGACACAAGGAAATCGTCATTGGATGATGTTTTCAGTTTCGCTCAACAGGAGTACGACACATTCAAAGAACTACTTTCTAAAATTTTAACTCTATGTGATGGTGGAAATAAAATAGTTTTAGAAGTTATTGGTTCTGCTAACTCAAACAACAGTGGGGCAAGTGGATATAATAACTCACTTTCAAAAAGAAGGACTGATTCAGTAATTAAAATGATTACAGATTTTACTGAAGGTGATTTGAATATGAAAGATATGGTTGATAAAAAGTTGTTAGAATTTTCAACATCAAGTGCCGGTTCAAATTTAGAAATTAATGAGGAGAACTACAGAGATATCGACTGTTCAAAACCTTTTGCTAACTCAACAATTTTAAAATACTCGGTTCAAGGCATGATGTGTAGAAGGGTAAAAGTTGGAGTAAAAGAACAAACACCTCCACCAACAACCACACCATCAGCACCGACAACAGATGTCACAGAACAACCTGAAGGAGAAATACCAAATCCATTGGCTGCGGATAACGATAATACGGATAATACACAACCGCAATCAGAAAGTTCACCTGTAGTTAGGCAAGTCAAAAAACAAACATTAACTAATAGTCTTAGAGAGGGTATTACAAAAAGGTTACTAAGAAAACTTTTAAGTGAATGTGACTACTTCGAAATGATAAGAGAAGAAGACCCAATGATTTATGATGGAATCAAGAGTAGAATAAAAAACTTTAATCCGGTATTCCATTCAATAACACCTGAAGGTTTAAATGCACGACTTACATTCCTACAACAGTGTATGAGACCGGGAGATACGATACCTACTGCGGTAGATAGTGGACAAGGTGGTACACAACTTCTTTATAACGACGTTAATAATAGTGCTTTCGGATCACCACCTATTTGTATTTTAAGGATAGGTGACTTTTTCCATACAAAAATAGTGTGTGAAAGTTTGGATATTTCATACGAGGATGCGGTATACGACCTTAACCCAGAGGGTATAGGTGTTCAACCTATGATAGCATCAATTACGATGCAAATTAAGTTTATTGGTGGTCATGGTCTAAAAGAACCCGTAGCCCAACTTCAAAATTCATTATCATTCAATTACTACGCGAACACTGAAGTTTATGATGAAAGAGCCACTGAAACGGAACAACTGAATCCAGAGTTTGAAAAACAAATAATTGAGGATATCAAAAACGAAGCAGGTGTGCCTCCATTAACAAGACCACCAGTTAATGATGGTGGAGTGACTCTTGGTACTATTACGACATCTTCTTTTGATGTTAATACGTCACAAGTTATTGGACAAATTAACTATAAAGAAAATATGAACAATATGATTACATCTACCGAAAATTATATTAACAATATAAACACAACATTGAATGATTTAAAAAATGATTTGTTGTGGGGTGGACTTATTTTATATACTTCACAAAGAAGTTATAGTGATGGATTGTTTGATTGGTTATTAGGTGGACCACCACAAGAAGTTAAAATATTCGGTAAACCCGTAAATTACCAGTCCAAAGTTGATTCTTTGTTTAACAATGCAAAAACAGACATTGAAAATGATTTATGTCCTTTGATTGCTCAACTTACAAACCAAGGGTTTGCTTCAAATAGTGATACAAGAAAAGTTAAGAGAAAATTAACAGAAATGGTAGATGCCAGAAAAACTGCTTATTTACAATCTTTAGAAAAGAACACATCGAAATTAATACAAGAAGAATTAAATTTTATAAAAAATTCAGACCAAATAAATTTTGTTTTAAGTGAAGTTGATGGGTACAAAAATAAAAGAGGTGGTGTTGTTATCTATGATATTTCAGGAACAACGGAGGTAGACCCAACTAGTGTTGGAGTATTGAATACTTATAATGAATTGAAAGATGATTTATTAAAAATTGGTTCAGATCTAAATGAACTAAATGAAAAGTATGAGAATTATCAAATAATACCTAATGGTCCTAATAAAATTTACAACGACAACTTTAATTTTGATGTGTACATTGAATCAACAGCACCTCAAGATGTAAGATTTTTCTTGATATTTGGTAAAGAAATTCTACAAGATAGAAATAAATTTATGGATGAGGTAACATCAACAATAACAGAATCACTAAGTTATTCCAATTATAAGAGTTTTATGTTTGCTAACATTGGTGTAAACGGAGCAATAATTGGTAACCAAACGACAGTTATTCCAAATGGAAGGTTTAGTAAATATGAAAAGTCAAAACAGACATTAGAAGATAATTTTAAAAATTTTAATGACCAATATTTTATATCTAAATTCCCAAATAACAAATATATAACATTCAATAAAAATAAAGCAAGAAATTTCACATTTGTTAAACAGGAGCCTATCAACCCTGCTAACGAACAAAATCTTCTTGATTTATGGTCAACTGTTGATTCAACAGGTAATTTATTTAACTTGAAAAAACAAATGGTTTAAAATGCAGTACTATAATAGATATCAGAATTTCTTTGTGAATGGACAACAAACGGTTGTACCTTATGTGACATTACCTATAAGACCGTCAGACCAAAAATACATTTATAGAACAAACAGAAGTAGGTTAGATAAGATTAGTTTTGAAAAATATGGATCGCCTTATTTTGGTTGGTTGATACTTATGGCTAACCCTGAATTTGGAGGACTGGAAACTAACATACCTGACGGAACTATTTTAGTTATACCTTATCCATTATTAGGTGCGCTTTTGGACTACAAAAATGCGGTAGATACACATATTTTTTATTATGGCAGATAATTTTTCAAAAAAACCACTTTATGTTGAAACAGACTATGACAACATTATTTCAATCGATCCAAATAAAATCGTTGAAAATAATGTAATAAAGGACAGATTAGTTGACCACGAAGAGTTAGTTATTTATGCTAACTTAGAAACTAAAGTTGTTCCTAGGACTAAATTGGCTGTTGGTGAAACTTTGGACGTTATTAGTAGTTCAGTCGCTAGTTTATTATCAAGCACAAACGATCCCGATTTAGTAATTAATTTTTTACAACCAAAAGGTAAAAAGGCTTTTGATACATCATACACTGACCAACTTACGGGTAAAGGTGCTAGGTTTGCCGAAAGTTCTAATCAAACAACTAGAAACATTAAAGGAACAAAAGATGTTTCTAACTACGAAGATACCCAACTTTTAGGTATTGAATCAATTAACGTTACGGTTAATAGTATCGGAGTACCAAAAGTAAGTATGAGGTTAATTGATGTTCAAGGGAGAACACTATTTGAACAAGGTGAGAAATCACTTTATTCTGTTTTTTTCAATATGCCCTACCCTTTGTTTTATCTTACGCTAAAAGGGTATTATGGGAAAGCTATTAGGTACGCTTTAAATTTAGTGAGTTTTAATGCTACTTTTGACGCGTCAGCAGGAAATTATTTAATAAATTTGGAGTTCATCGGTAAACTAACAGGTTTACTTTCTGATACGCTTTTAGACTACGCAATCGTAGCGCCTAAAATGTTTCCAACAAATATTCAAACAACTGAACAGACAAATAGTAGTGCGACGCCAAATCAAACTGTAAATACACAAATAACCCAAACGTCAATAGGCGCACAAAAACTTGAAGAGATTTACGGTATATATGAGTCAAAGGCATTAATACCTAAAGGGTTTCCTAGATTAACAATAGAAGAGTTTTTTTTAAGGGCAGAAAATTATGATTTAGCGGTCCAAGAATCAATTGAAAAGGGAGACTTTACTGTACTTAATGATGTCCAAACATTTAATAATATCTTAAATGAATTAGTCGAAACTGTTTATAATAAAGTCCTTACAAACTATTTGGATACTGATAGTTTTATTATCAAAAACAATCAAATATATTATCCATATAAAAGAAACATAGATTTTGATTTCAGAAATCAATTAGTAAAAGATATTGAAGCGGAGATAAATGGTGCTGTTAAAGTTTTGAATAATAATACATCATTTGGGACTGGTGAAAATAAAGGTACCTATAAGATAGGTAACACCACATTCGAAGGACAATCAATTCCTGTAAATCTATCCGTCAATGATATAGTTAAAAAATTTTGGTACACAGACTTAACAGAAGACGATTATAGAAGTAGTCTATCTCAAAAATTGAAGAGAAATGATTTCACCGACCAAGAGTTAAATACTTATAAAACACAAGTTGCAAAAGAATTTGAACTCTTTGGTAAAGTAAGAGATGTGAACACAGGTCAACTTGTTGATGATCCAGCATTAAGTCCTACATTTTTTACATATGGTGAAAAGAAAATAGGGGATATAAACTACATTCCGAATAGTTTTTTTGCTAAAATAGATAAATTAAAATCAACATTAGAGGCGAAAAAAACATCAATAGAACAAAACTTCTCAGATTTATTAGCTGACAAACTTATAACGGAAACCGATGGTTTGGGATTCACACCTACAATTAGAAACGTATTCGCAATAATTATGGCTGGTGTTGATACCTATTATAGGTTGATGGACCAAACACACTTTGACGCATGGCAAAAAAGAAATGACCCCAAAAGAATTCAATCAATTTTACCTGCTAGTAATAATTTTGGTATAGATTCTAAAAATCAAGTAAACTATGTGGGTCAAGAAAATACAAATAACGTTATTTACCCATGGCCAACGTATTTTGTGAAAGAAAGAACAAGTGACGGTGTTGATAAATACGTTATACAATACCTAGGTTCCCCAAATTATGCTACCACAACAAACGCTTTTGATAGGACTGTTTGGCCTGAAGTATTTTTTACTGAGAAATATTTGGAGGCTGGAACATTAAAAGCTCCCGTTGGTAAAAAAAATAGTTATGTCAACCAAAAATTAATTGGAGAGTATGCATCGTCAAATAGTTTAGAATTTCCATTCAGTACAATACCATATGAAGACCCAAGTGAGATATCATTTTTCTACGAGTGGTGGGAAAGAACTTTTTTAACTTCACACTACACCCAACTCTTTAGAGGTAATTACCAAAGACCACAGGTTGATAAGTTTATTGCAGACTTAGAATACAGCAACATCCAAAAAAATATAAAAGATAAACCGTTGTTATTAGAAAAATTAAAAAATAATCCATTTGATTTAACAATATTAGAGGATTACCTTAAAACGATTTCAAATAATGGCGCATCTACTAAATATTGGAATTATGAGAGGGATAATTTTACCACAGACTATATAAATAATTTATTATCAAAAGACTATGGATTATTTAGTATGGACACTATTGATGGGAGTAGTTTAACGTTAGACACTACAGTACCATTAGTTGATAATTTTAAAAATTATTTGACTGATACAACAACTAATGAACTTAACTTGTTTGACTCAGACAATCTTTATGATGACAACAATCCTAATTTACCTTATAATACAGATGACACATTTATTTTTTTCCAAGACAAAAAAACTGTCGCAAGATTGAAAGAAAATTCGCAAGGTAATGATTTAACTTTAAACTACTCGTATGAGGAATTTATAAATAAAAATTTTAATTTAAGTGTATTTACAATACCAGATACACCAACACCAATAAAAAGTGCAATAGACTTAACAAATTATTTTGGTAAAAAGTATGGTACCTTTCAATATACAAACTATACAGAATTAGATGTTATTTTAACAAACTATTCTGGTTTAGTAACTTCTGACCAAGTAACTTCACTTATTAATACTCCATATTTTATAAATTCAATTTTAAAAGGGGTTGAAAATGAAAAAAATGGGATTTCTAATCCATATGTTTCTTTAGGGTATCTTTTTCTTTCTTCGATTGCAAATGATAATAGAACAATCAGCTCACTTGATAATAATAATATAAGTGTCGATTTATTAACAACATTTTCTAAATTTTCAGCCATTCATCAAATGCCATATTATTACATTTTAAAATATGGTGCTATTTGGCATAGATATAAAACTTGGATAGAATCAAATAAAACTATAGATATACTAGATGATGTTTGGCAAGATTTCGACTATCTAAATAATTATGACCCAACACTTGGGTCTTTATCTACTCAATATACTATTAAGAATTACACTGGAGGTACAACTACATTCAGTGCGTTTGAAACTTTATTTACACCACCTACTAATACACAGAGTATTGAAAAATACAATTTAGGATTTTATCCTAAATTAATTAATAATTTTTATTGGTACTTCACTAAAAAAGATTTGTTTACAAATTATTCATTATCTGAATTTGAGGAAGCGTATAATCAAAACAAACTTAGAATTGGTACTAATAGTAAATCGTCCTTTTTTATGCCATATAGTGGTGACTCTAATAACTTAGATAGGTCAATAGCAATTAATTCTTACTTCCAGTATTTTATTTTTGATAAAAACCCTATGGTCGATAAAGATAATAAAGTTTTTATTACCGTACCATCAAACGGAGGTTCACCATTTAATCAAACAACATTAGAGTGTTTCACTACGACAAAAAAATTAAAAACGGAGATTGCAAATAATGATGCGATGTATAACGGATCTATTAGAGGAATTTGGGGACTTTCAAATTTTGGGTATTTTGATAATACAAAAATATCAAAACCAACACCGCAAGAGTATATTGGGTATGGTCTAAATTCGTATTACGACATTAGTCGTTTGATTGGAACATTTAATCCACAAATACTTGACGAGTTTGAAAAGGCATTTTTAGGATTTTGCGACCCGAATGCTGATGCTTCCGACATATTAGTTCTTAGTGGTGAAAGAACAACTCCTGATTATATAGATTCAAACAAGATAAAAAATATAAAACAAAGAAGACTTAAAGACCAAATAGTAAACCTGTTTAAAGTAAAAGAAACTGATTTAACAAATCCTATAACTAATCAAGAAAGTATTGATTCAGAGAATTTAGCACAAGTTCAACAGATTAATATGTCAAAAAAGTTAGAAGAATTTATCAATTTTGAATGTATATTAAAAATAGGAAACCCGAGTAACTACAATAGAAAATTATTTAATAGTTTTTCGACTGACCCTACTTTACAACCTACCCAATCACTTGCGTTCGATGAATACGTTTTGGGAACTTTACCTGGTGATGGATTTAATAATAGTTTACTAAATAGTCAATCCAACAATAGTGAAGCTTGGATTGAATTACAAAAGTATGTTGGTTATTCAAACAATCAGTTTGTTACTTATAGTGACACAGGTTCCACAATAACAGACTTTTTTATAGATAATAATATTGCATTTACTACGTCAAACATACAAACACTTTATCCTTTAATAAAAATATATGCAAAAGAAAAGTATACAACATTATATAATGGTGATGCATGGGATAAAGACACCTTTTTTGAGAATTACAATCAGTATTTAAATGAACTGAATTCTTTACAAAGTAACATGGTAAGGGAAATATCGTCTAAACTTAATAGAAACTTACCAAACACCAAAACAGAGATTGAAGGTGTTAGTTCTAATGTGAGTGGTAATGTTACAAAATTAAGTACTTACAACACCTTTCAAGCTTTCAACGACAAATGGATTTCAGGAGGAGATTTCAAATCTAAAACTATTTTTGAAGACTTTGTTTTTGTTAATGCCGGTAATGGAGACATCGGGTCAGATTTGACGGTTAATGTTGTTCAAATTGCAAAACTTCTTAAGGAACGTAAAACCATGACAATCCTTGACACGATAGATACAATAATGAGTGTGATTGATAATATGTTGTTTTATGCTATGCCGGCTTATATAAATTTTTATGGCAATCAATCTCCAGTTCCTAACGCACAACCTAAACCAATAGACCTCCCTAATTCGTTATTTGGTACATATACTGAAGTAAATTATATTGACTCAAGTCCTAAGTTTGTATTAATGTATGTGGGGAAAACATCAGAACACCCAAAATCAAATAACAACACTGTATTATATAATGATGATAGTTATGATTTCAGAAATCCGTCAACATGTCCCGTTAGGATACCTGTAACACCACCATATAATTTTTCACTATCAAATAAAGTAGTTGCATTTACAGTTGATTTTGGAATACAAAATCAAAATATGTTTACAAGTTTGGAGTTAGGTATGGATGAAAAAAAACCTACAGGAGCAACATTTTTGGTGAGAGACCAAATAGCTAATGGTGTAAACGGTGACCAGATTTCTCAACAAACATCATCTATATATTCTTTATATCTAAGTTCTTCTTATAGTTGTACAGTTACTTCGTTGGGTAATGTGATGATACAACCAATGATGTATTTTAATTTAAGACATGTACCTCTTTTTTATGGGTCTTATCAAATTTATAGCATTGAGCATAGAATAACAAGACAGGGATTCGAAACAACATTCAAAGGAACAAGAATGCCAATATATGAGTTACCGAAACCTGAAAGTATGGCAACGTACATTAAACAAAACTATTTAGAAAAATATAAAAGTATTGCATTACAAAAACCAAACCCTATTTCTGCGGTTTCAGGAGCAACAACTTCTTTAGATCAACCTGAAGCTGTTGGTACAACTTTGAAACCTGAAGATGAGTGTCAATTACTTGTTAGTTCTAAATATGAATCATTACCTTTTGTTGCGATTTCAAGAAGTAGTTTAACATTTGTTCAGTTGGCTAATTTAATAAAAACATTACCTTCATTAGATAAAAATATAGGTATTACTTTATTCGTTATTGCAATTACAAGATCTTCTAATGGGTTCGAAGAAAACTTAGTACAGCCAATTAATAATAACCTATTTGAGTTGACGGGAATAAATACATATAGCGACGACCCAAAATTAAATTCATTGGTTTGTACAAGTATAGATAATGTAACTAACCCACTATTTTCATTTGACCAACCAATTGATTCTATACAAATTGCTTACAAATTGTATCAAAATTTAGGTCCTATAATAACTGAATTAAAATTACTAAATATTGGTAATGATTTGGAAACAACTAAAGAATCTATCGCTCAGTTCATAATCGCAACTTGGGATACTGGATACGGATTTACAGGAAAAAGTGCTAGTCAAATAAAAGACTTCGTACTTCAAAATGTACAAAACGAAACAATCCTACCAAACGTTTACAACGCATATAAAGAATTAGTTGGGTTAGCTACTACGTACTTCCCATAATTTTATAAACAAACGATATATTTATATATAAAATAATATGAACATGAAAGCACTTTTAGACGACTATCTAAAAAAAGATACAAGAATCACTCAAAAGAATAACGGAAACGGGTATCAGGAAGTTTGTGATTTAGATACCGGTGATTGTTACACAATAAGAATGAAAGACGGACTTATTGAAAGAGTTGACAATACTATGAAAACTAACAGAACATTAAAAGTCGAAACACCAACAGGTGTTAAGACATTACTTAACGGTTAAAATTAACGTAATGAATATTGATAAAAAAATTATAGAAGAACTTAAAAGGTTCAATCAAATTAATTCTTATATTTTAAAAGAACAAGTTGATGCACCGGCACCTGAAGGTGAATTACCACCGGCACCTGAAGGAGAAGTGCCACCAGCACCCGAAGGAGAAGTGCCACCAGCACCTCCGGCTGGTGATGCGACATCTACAGAGGCACCACCCGCTGAAGAAGTGGCAGAACCAATAGATGTTGAATCTGACCCTGATGTTGAAGAGGTTGATGCTGAAAAAGAAAGTGTTGAAGGTGAATCTGAAGAAATAGATATTACTGATTTAGTTACTAACCAACAAGAAATTAAAACAAAACAGGATGAGTTCATGGATGGTATGTTCACTAGATTAGATGATTTAGAAAACAAATTGAACACTATGGACCAGATTATGGATAAAATAAACAGTTTAGAAAATAAGTTTGATAAATATAGAGAAAAAACACCTGAAGAAAAACTTATGTTAAGGTCTTTAGATTCTTATCCATACAATCAAAAATTGACAGATTTTTTCCAAGATAAAGAAGTTGAAATGGAAAAAACAGGAAAAAATGAATATATATTAACCTCCGATGATGTTGAAAACTTCTCTCCAAACGAAATAAAGAAGACTTTTAACATCTATGATGACGAAAAACAAAACTAATAAATAAGGGACCTTTGAGTCCCTTTTTTATTTGACAAACTTGAATATTCACCTATATTTGTTGTAGATAAAAGAGTAATAATTAAAAATTTATTTATGGCAAATTCAGTATTAGATTCAGTACTTGCGCAGTACGAAAAGAACTCAACAACTACGGGTTCACAAAAATCAAACATTTCACAAGAAGACAGATTGAAGAAGTATTTTTCAGCAATCCTTCAGAAGAATGAAAAATCCGCATCACGACGTATTCGTATCTTACCTACAAAAGATGGTTCATCTCCATTTGTTGAAGTATGGTATCATGAAATCCAAGTGAACGGACAATGGGTTAAGTTGTATGACCCTGAAAAAAATGACAACGAACGTTCACCTTTGACTGAGGTTTATAATGAACTTATTTCAACAGGTAAGAAAGAAGATAAAGAATTGGCATCACAATACCGTTCACGTTTATTTTACATTGTAAAAGTTATTGACCGTGACAACGAACAAGATGGTGTTAAATTCTGGCGATTCAAACACAACTACAAACAAGAAGGTGTGTTAGATAAAATTCTCCCTATTTGGAAAGCTAAAGGCGATGTAACTGATGCTGAAAAAGGTCGAGATTTAATCATTGAACTTACAAAAGCAAAAACACCACAAGGAAAAGAGTATACCGTTATTCAAACAATCATGTATGATGACCCTCAACCTTTACACGAGGATAAAGAAATCATGGAAGGATGGCTCCAAGATGAACTTACATGGAATGATGTGTATTCAAAAAAACCCGTAGAATATTTAGAAGCAGTTGCAGTTGGTGAGACACCAATGTGGTCATCTGAACTTAAAAAATATGTTTACGGTGAAGCTGCTGAAATTTCACTTGGAGGGGCAAAACAAGAAACACCAACTCCTGTTGACCCACAAGCAGACGAAGAACCAGCAGAAGATTTGCCATTCTAAATTTAATTAAGCATGGATACTTTTAAACATATTGTGTCCATGCTTTTTTTTATAAACAAATTAAAAAGACAAAATGAAACCAGTGATTGCAGAAAAATTAAAAGAAGCATTAGTTAAAAAATATGAAGCAGAAATTGCTGACGCTGAAGCAAGACTTTATGTTTATTTCACAAATCCTGTTGGGATTGGTGAACATCCACAACACACAGAAGAGATGGATAATTTAGTTGGACAACTTACAGATGCTAAAGATAAGTTGGAAACTATAACAAATTTTAAAATTTACGAACTATAATGGCTATTAAAAAGAACGACTTTAGTTCACTTAAAAAGAAATTTTCCACATCGGCAAAGTATAAACCACAAAGATTCTTTGACCTTGGTGCACCGTTTTTGGATGCGGTTGGTTTACCTGGACCCGCGATGGGACACATCAATATGTTCTTAGGACATTCAGATACAGGTAAGACTACTGCACTAGTTAAAACTGCGGTTGATGCTCAGAAGAAAGGTATTTTACCTGTATTCATCATCACTGAACAAAAATGGTCGTTTGACCACGCAAAATTAATGGGGTTTGAATGTGAAGAAGTTGTTGATACAGAAACAGGAGAATTAGAGTGGGACGGTTTTTATATATTCAATAATAACTTTGATTATATTGAACAAATCACAGATTACATCAATGATTTATTAGATGCTCAAGAAAAGGGTGATTTAGATTATTCATTGTGTATTATGTGGGACTCAGTTGGTTCTGTTCCTTGTAAAATGACTTACGAAGGTAAAGGAGGTAAACAACACAACGCAAGTGTTTTAGCCGACAAGATTGGTATGGGTATTAACCAACGTATTTCAGGTTCACGTAAAGCAGACTCTAAATATGAAAACACCCTAATCATTGTTAATCAACCTTGGGTTGAATTACCTGACAATCCATTTGGACAACCTAAAATTAAAGCAAAAGGTGGTGAGGCTATTTGGTTGAACTCTTCATTAGTATTCTTATTTGGAAATCAAAAAGGTGCTGGTACTACAAAAATTACCGCAACTAAAGATAAGAGAACTGTGAAGTTTGCATCAAGAACTAAGGTGTCTGTTATGAAAAATCACATTAACGGACTTGGTTTTGAAGATGGAAAGATTATCGTAACACCACACGGTTTCTTACCAGGAAAAGAAGCTTCCGAAGAAAAGGCATCAATCGAACAATACAAAAAAGAATATGCCGAGTATTGGAAGGAAATAATCGGAGTTGATGGTGACTTTGATTTGAAAGCAGAAAAAGAAGAAGTAGAGTAGTAACAATCAAAAACAAAAAAAGTGACAAAAACCTTATTGGTTGATGGAAACAATTTGATTAAAATTGGTTTTCATGGGGTGAAAGATTACTTTCACAACGGACAACATATCGGTGCTATTTGGCACTTTTTGAATACTTTAAGAAAGTTCTTAGAAGAAAACAACTATAACAAAGTTGTTGTATTTTGGGACAGTGATACGAATTCATCTCAAAGAAGGATTATCTACCCAAAGTATAAATTAAATCGTAGGGACGATTCTAATGAGTTTAAACAAGCTTCTTACGAAAGTCAGAAACAACGTGTTAAACAATATCTTGAAGAGATGTTTGTTAGACAAGTTGAAGTTGAACATTCAGAGGCCGATGATTTAATTGCTTACTACTGTCAAATTTCTAAAGACGAGAATAAAACAATATTCTCAAGTGATAGGGACCTTACACAACTAATCTCTGAAAGGGTCACTATCTATTCACCATCTACAAAAAGATATTATAAGATGGGGGACACAATCAAAATGAGTGATTTTGAAGTTCCCCACTTTAATGTCAAAACAATCAAAATCCTCACTGGTGATTCATCCGATAATATTGATGGTATTTTTTATTTAGGTGAAAAAACCCTATTTAAGTTTTTCCCTGAACTACTTGAAAGAGTGGTAGAAATACCCGATATTTTAACAAAAGGTGAGGAACTCCTCAAAGAAAATAAGGACAACAAATCATTACAAAACCTTTTATCAGGTAAGACAAAAGAGGGTGTATTTGGTGAAGAGTACTATGTTATAAACAAAAAACTAATTGATTTAGATGAACCACTCGTAAATCAAGAAGGTAAAGATTTAGTTGATGTGTATTATTCAGAATCATTGGACCCTGATGGTAGGGGTTATAAAAACCTAATCCGTATGATGATGGAAGACGGTTTATTTAAGTACCTACCAAAACAAGATGACGGTTGGATTTATTTTTTAAAACCATTTTTAAAGTTAACAAGAAAAGAAAAGTCAAAATTCAAAAACAAAAATTAAAAATTATGAAAGAACAAAACGACGTAACAAAAGTTGAATTTCTTATTACATTGAACAACAACTTTGTAGTTCAAAGATTCTTCAACGTAAAGGGGTATAACCCAAAAACCAAAGGGAGTCTTGAACTTATGAACTACATGTTCGGTTTAAGAGAAGATTTGCAAACACAACTTAGAAACAAATGTGCTGTTTACATGTTGGAAAATAGATTCCAAATTGAAGAGGACCAATCGGTTCTTGAAACATCAAATACAGATGGACCCGAAACATTTAACATTATTTTAAGAGTCGGAAATGAGACAATTTGTCACTATGTTATTGATGGTAAATTGTACCCACCAAAGGTAAGATATACGCTGGATGTACGACCATCCATAAAAAACATATTAAGAGATCTTACTGACATTTTTTCAGCTAAAAATTTATCTTACAATTACCTAAACTATTCATTAGTTTAATCATATTTATCATATACAAAAAGAAAAAATCATAATATATGTCAGACAAAAAAAGCTTCGGATACTTAGGAAATACCTTTCAAATACAGTTGTTAAACAACATCATCTTATACAAGGATTTCTCAAATTCGATTCTTGAAGTTATTGACCCACATTACTTTGATAACCAATATTTTCGTATCATCTGTCAAATGATTAAGGAGTATTATTCAAAATATGAACATACCCCTACATTTGATACCTTAGAACAACTTACAAAGTCAGAAATCTCTTCTCCAATGGCTCAGAAGAGTGTTTTGGATACATTACAACAAGTAAAAGATGTATCTGATGAAGGTTCTATCTTTGTTCAAGAGAAGTCATTAAAATTCTGTAAACAACAAGAATTACAGAAGGTTATGACTAAAGCACAATCAATTATCGATAAGGGTGATTTTGAAAGTTACGACCACTTAGAAGAGATGGTAAGAGGAGCCTTACAGGTTGGTGAAGTTGATAAAGGAACAACCGATGTTTTCTTTAACCTTGATGAGGTTTTAGATGACGACTATAGACATCCAGTTCCAATTGGAATCCCCGGCATTGACAATCTTCTTCGTGGAGGTTTGGCAAAAGGAGAAATTGGTGTTATATTAGCACCTACTGGGGTTGGTAAGTCTACATTTACTACAAAAATTGCAAACCACGCATTCAATTTGGGATACAATGTTTTACAAATATTTTTTGAAGACAACCCCAAAATTATCCAAAGAAAACACATTACACTTTGGACTGGAATGCACCCTGACGATTTAACAGAAAATAGAGAAGATGTTATTGAAAAAGTAAGACACATCCAATCTACAAGAAAAAACAAGTTGATAATGAAAAAGTTACCTTCAGATACGGTCACTATGAACCAGATTAAAAATCAGGTTAGAAAAATGATAGCTGAGGGTAATAAAGTAGATATGGTTATCTTGGATTACATTGATTGTGTGGTTCCTGATAAAATGTTGGGAGATGAGTGGAAAAGTGAAGGTTCGGTTATGAGAGCATTTGAGGCGATGTGTCACGAATTGGATATTGCAGGTTGGACGGCAACACAAGGAAATCGTAATTCGATTTCATCAGATGTTGTAACCACAGACCAAATGGGTGGGTCAATTAAAAAAGCTCAAGTTGGTCACGTAATCATTACGATTGCTAAATCATTACAACAAAAAGAAATGAACTTGGCAACCATTGCAATTACAAAATCAAGAATTGGAAAAGATGGTATTGTGTTTGAAAATTGTAAATTCGACAACGCGATGCTTGAGATAGATACAGAACAAAGTGTTACTTTCTTAGGTTTAGAAGAACAAAAAGAAGATAGAAACAGAAATAGAATCAAAGAGCTTTTAGAAAAGAAAAAGCAAAAAGAACAACAATCTTAAATTAATTAAAAATTATGGAAAAAATATTAACAGAAAACCCTGGTCGATTTGTCATCTTCCCTATCGAACACAACGATATATGGGAATATTACAAACAACACCAAGCCGCATTTTGGACGGCAGAAGAGGTCGATTTAACAAATGACATCAGAGATTGGGAAAATTTAACAGACAACGAAAAATTCTTTATTAAGAACGTGTTGTCATTTTTCGCAGCTTCAGATGGTATTGTGAATGAAAACTTGGCTGAAAACTTCTATCGTGAAGTTCAATATCCTGAAGCTAAGTTTTTCTATGGAATCCAATTGGCGATGGAAAACATTCACTCATTAATGTATTCATTATTAATTGATACATATATCTCAAACGCTAAAGAAAAAGATGAGTGCTTCAATGCAATTGACAGATTACCTGCGGTTCAAAAGAAAGCTAAATGGGCATTAGAATGGATTGAAAAAGCATCATTCGCAGAAAGATTAGTGGCGTTTGCTGCCGTTGAAGGTATCTTCTTTTCAGGATCATTCTGTTCTATTTTTTGGATGAAATCAAGAGGTATCATGCAAGGTTTATGTAACGCTAACTCACTTATCTTTAAAGATGAAAACTTACACTGTGATTTTGCAATTCACTTGTTGAATAACCACTTGGAAGAAAGACCATCTGAAAAACGAATTAAAGAAATCTTACTTTCAGCATTGGAAATTGAAAAAGAATTTATTACTGAATCACTTCCCGTATCTTTAATTGGTATGAACTCAAACTTAATGAAACAATATTTGGAGTTTGTTGTTGATGGATTGTTAGTTAAAATGGGTTGTAGTAAAGAATTTAATGTAGAACAACCATTCAAATTCATGGAACAAATTGCAGTTGAAACTAAAGGTAATTTCTTTGAATCAAGAACGATGGAATACCAAAAAGCAAAATTAAACGAAACTATATCATTCACAGACGATTTTTAAATTTTATAATATGTCATTAAAAATAATTAAAAGAGATGGAGACCTTGTGGCTTTTAATCCACAAAAGATTTACAATAGAGTAAAAAGATCATCTAAAGGACTTAACGTAAACTCAGATGAGATATTCATTAAAGTAATCACATCAGTACCAACTGAAGGGGAAGTTACAACAAAAGAGTTGGATAAATTGGTATATGAAATTGCTGCATCATATACAGGAAGTCATCATGACTACTCAAGATTGGCAGCGTCAGTTGCAATTTCTTCATACCATAAAGAAACAAACGATAGTTTTTCACAAACTATGATGACTTTATACGAAGATGGTATTATTAATGAAAAGTTAATTGACACGATTAAAGAATACGGTGAGGATACAATTGATGCAATCATTAATCACGACAATGATTATAATTTTGATTATTTTGCTTGGAGGTCATTACAAGAAATGTACTTGTTGAAAAGACCAAATGGTAAAGTAATCGAAAGACCACAACATATGTACATGAGAGTGGCTCTTTGGGTAACAAATAACATAACAGACGCATTTGAATATTATAAATCATTGTCAGAGCAACTTATCTCCAAGGCAACACCAATAATGATAAATGCCGGAACCAAAGTTCCTCAGTTGGCGTCTTGTGTTTTACATTATAATAATTCAGATTCAAGACAAGGATTGTTAGACACGTTAAATGATATATCAACATTCTCATCAGATGCTGCAGGTATAGGATTATCAATGTCAAACCTTAGAAGTAAAGAAAGTAGAATATCAACATCCGGTGGATACGCAGGAGGACTATTAAAATATCTTAAAATTGTTAACGAATCATTAAGATTCTTTAATCAACAAGGTCGTAGACCGGGTTCTGCGGCAATATACATAGAACCTTGGCATAAGGATATTTTTGATTTGTTAGATATTAAAAAGAACACAGGTGCTGAAGAATTAAGAGCTCGTGATTTATTCACGGCACTTTGGATACCTGACAACTTTATGAGAGCAGTAAAAAACAATAGTGATTGGTATTTGTTCTGTCCTAATGATATTAAAAAGGCAGGATTGAAAGGGTTACAAGAATGTTATGGAGAAGAATATGAAACGGTTTATAATAATGCTGTTAGTCTTGGTTTAGGTAAAAAGGTTAAAGCTCAAGATATATGGACTAAAGTTATTGAATCACAAGTAGAAACTGGTGTTCCTTACTTATGTTCTAAAGACAACGCTAATAGTAAAACAAATCACCAAAATATTGGAGTAATAAAGCAATCAAATTTATGCAATGAGATTTACCAATATACAGATGAAAAGACAACAGCTATCTGCACATTATCATCAATGGTTTTGAAGAACTTTATTAAGTCTGGTAAGTTTGATTTCGAACTATTATTTACTGAGGTTAGAAAGGTTGTAAGATCACTTAACAAGGTTGTAGACATTAATAACTACTCAACTGAAAAAGGAAGAAAAGGTGGTTTAGAACAAAGAGCAATAGCCATCGGTACACAAGGTTTAGCGGATGTATTCTATTTAATGGATTATATCTTTACATCTGAAGAGGCAAAAAAACTAAATAGAGATATTTTTGAAACTATTTACTACGCATCAATCTATGAGAGCAACCAATTATGTATGAACGGTAGTTACAAACCATATGACTTCTTTAAAGGTTCACCAATGTCACAAGGGACATTCCAATTTGATATGTGGGGTGTTGATGAAACAAAACTTTCAGGAATGTGGGATTGGAACAAACTTAAAGAAAGTGTTAAATCATATGGAGTATGTAACTCATTATTCACAGCTCAGATGCCTGTTGCATCTTCTGCGAAAATTACAGGGTCTTATGAAATGACAGAACCAGCACATTCTGCGATATTTAATAGACGAGTTGTTGGGGGAGAGATTATGATTGTAAACAAATACCTCATTAACGATTTTGAAAAAATAGGTATTTGGTCTGAAGATTTGAAAAATGAAATCATTTTCAATGAAGGGTCGATTCAAAATATTAATTTCAACAATTATTTAGACCCTGAGGATAAAAATTACAATAAGAAAGTTAAACGAATTGAACACTTAATACCAAAGTACAAAACAATTTGGGAGATTTCACAGAAACAACTAATTGATATGGCTGCAGATAGAGCACCATTTATTGACCAATCACAATCAATGAATATCTATATGTCCAACCCAACTTTATCAAAGATTACCTCATCACACTTTCACTCTTGGGAAAGTGGATTGAAAACACTTTGTTATTATGTTAGAACGAAGGCGATTTCAACAGGAGCAAAACACTTGGCTATGGACATCTCTAAAAGAGAAAAACCAAAAACAACACCAGAACCACCAAAGGTAGATTATTTGAATTTACCACAAAAACCTGAGAATTCTGATTTTGAATGTTTTGGTTGTTCATCCTAATCGCGACACTAATCCCGACACTATGTCGGGATTTTTTATTTAATAACTATTTATTGAAAATATCGCGACACTATATTTATCTAATATGGCAAACGGAATTACATATGGTTTAAATTTCCCATTAAGACAGAGTCTACAGGGAAAATATGTTTCATTAACACAAACACCGGATGAGGAAATAAGGGCTAATCTTGTTCACCTTTTATTAACAAGAAAAGGGTCAAGATATTATCTACCTAATTTTGGAACTAGACTTTATGAATACATTTTTGAACCTTTGGATGGGGATACGTTTTCAACACTTAGAAGTGAAATAGAAGAATCAATTTCAACATTTATTCCAAATTTAACTATACAAAATATAAGTATTGAGCCATATGTAAATGCGGAACCATCTTTAGGTGAATTAGTTGTGCCTGAGCAAGACATTCCTGTTTATGCGGTACCAGGGGCTAATACTGAAGAATACACCGCAAAAATAAAAATAGAATATATTGACGAAAGTAGTGCTTTCGGTACAAGACAATTCGTTATTATCAATTTATAAAACATGGCAAATAGAAGGATAGCTTACACTGATAGAGATTTTGAAGCACTAAGACAAGATCTAATCGATTACACACAACAGTATTATCCAGAGTTAATACAAAATTTTAATGATGCTTCCGTTTTTTCTGTTTTGATGGATTTGAATGCTGCAATAGGGGATAATTTACATTTCCATATCGATAGAAGTATTCAAGAAACTGTGTTACAGTTTGCACAACAGAGATCATCAATATTTAATATAGCCAGAACCTACGGTTTAAAAGTACCTGGGTTTAGACCTTCAGTTGCACTTGTAGATATATCAATTACAGTACCAGCATTTGGAGATTCTGAAGATGTAAGATACCTTGGAATATTAAGGGCGGGTGCGCAATTTAATGGTGGTGGTACAACATTCGAAACTGTATATGATATTGATTTTTCAACACAATTCAACAGAGAAGGATTTGTAAATAGAACAAAAATTCCACAGTTTAGTGATAACAATTCTGCACCGACAAGTTATATTATTACCAAAAGAGAAATTGTCGTTAATGGAAGTACACAAGTTTTCAAAAAAGTTATTACACCTGCTGAAGTAACACCATTTTACGGTTTCTTTTTACCTGAAAAGAATGTATTAGGTGTAACTTCTATTATACAAAAAGACGGAACAAATTACCAATCTACACCATCTTTTTCCGAGTTCCAAAGTTCACCAAATAAGTGGTATGAAGTAGATGCGTTAGTTGAAAATACGGTTTTTATTGAAGACCCAACAAAACCAGTTGATGAAGCTGGTGTTAAAGTTGGTAAATATATCAAAACAGATAATCGTTTTATCACTGAATATACACCTGAAGGGTTTTTAAGAATTCAATTTGGTAACGGTACTGTAACACCTGAAGAGCAGTTAAACCAATTTACCACTACAGGAGTTCCACTTACTATACAAAATTATCAAAATAACATAGGGTTAGGATTAACCGTTAAGGCTAACACTACAATATTTGTACAGTATAGAACAGGTGGTGGATTAGCTAGTAATGTTGGGGTAGGGTCAATAAATCAAGTTGGATTAGTTGATTTTGCGGTCAATGGTCCATCTTCTGTTATTAACAATAATGTAACACAATCAATACGTGTGAGCAATGTTACTGCTGCGATAGGTGGAGCTAACCAACCCTCAGTGAATGAAGTTAGAAACATGGTTACATATAACTTTGCGGCACAAAAAAGAGCAGTAACTATAAATGACTACAAATCTTTAATAGATACTATGCCTGGTCAATATGGTGCTCCTGCTAAAGTTTCTATAACGGAATTCAATAATAAAATTTTAGTTAAAATATTATCTTTTGATACTCAAGGAGCGTTAACTCAAATAGTCTCTAATAATTTGAAAACAAATTTAGCAACATATCTATCCAAGTATAGAATGATAAACGATTATATATCAATCGAAGTTGCGAAAGTTATAGATTTAGAATTTGAGTTTTTTGTTGTTTTAACCGCTGCTGGATCACAAAGCCAAGTAATCACTCAAATAATTAACAATGTCACAAACTATATGGCACCATCAACAAGGGAACTTGGAGAAAATGTTAATGTATCCGAAATAAGACAATTAGTACAAAGTATTGAAGGTATTAATAGTTTGGCAGAAATAAGAGTATACAATAGGGTTGGTGGTCAATACTCTTCTTCCGAAACATCACAAAGATATATCGACAATAGTACTAAACAGATTGAATTAATTGACGATACTATATTTGCAGAACCAGACCAAATTTATCAAATCAGATTCCCAAATAAGGACATAAAAGTTAGAGTTAAAAATCTAACTAGTGTAGATTTCATGTAAGATTATTTATTTTACAAAATGACATACTACTTTTAAAATAGTCAATTTGACTATTTATTTTTAAACGATACTATGTCCAAAAGCTATAGAATTAGAACAACACCTGGAATTGATAAAAACATCAGAATCGATATTCAACAAGATTTTGACTTGATTGAAATTTTATCATTAAAATTAAAACAAGAAGATGTTTATACTCGTTTTTGTGCCGATTATGGTGTTGTAGTTGGAAGAGTAATTGCGAATGGTGGGTACGGTGTACCAAACGTATCAATATCAGTATTTGTACCTTTAACGACTGAAGATGAAAATGACATTGTCATTTCAACCCTTTACCCATATAAAACGGTTTCAGATAAAAATGATGAAGGTTACCGTTATAATCTTTTACCTTATGTCCAAGAATATGGTGGACACACACCAACCGGTACTTTTCCTGACATAGAAGATGTCTTGAACAGAAAAGAGGTCTTAGAAGTATATGAAAAATACTACAAGTACACTGTAAGAACTAATGAAAGCGGAGACTTTATGATAGTTGGTGTACCACTAGGAATTCAGACAGTGGTAATGGATTTAGACCTCTCAAATATAGGATGTTTCTCACAAAGACCCTCAGATTTAGTTAGACAAGGTCTTGGTGTTGAATCACAATTTGCTGGACCCAATTTTAGATCATCTGAAAATTTAGATTCATTACCTCAAATAGTAAATCAAGCAAAAGATGTTGAAGTCGCATCGTTTTGGGGTGAGGAAAATATATGTAACGTAGGTATTACGAGAATTGATTTTGACTTAAGAGATTCGGGTATAGAGATTCAACCACAGGCAATCTTTATGGGGTCTATATTTTCAACAAGTGAAGAGGATACCTTGAATGTTAATTGTAAACCAAAGTTCGATTCAGGTAATTTATGTGATTTAGTTACCGGTGCGGGAAAAATTTTAGCATTAAGACAAACAGTCTTCAACGATAGCCAAGGATTACCTGTATTAGAAGAATATAAATTTCAAGATGGTGGAAATGTAATTGATGATAGTGGAACTTGGTTAGTGGAGGTACCTATGAATTTTGATTATGTTAGCACAAATGAATTCGGTGAGCAAATAATATCAAATGACCCAACAACAGGTATACCAACTAAAGGTAAATATAGGTTCAGAATCCAATATCAAAATGAAGATGGTGAAGAGAATAATGCAATGAGGGCCGATTATCTCGTCCCAAATATTAAAGAGTATGGTTGGTCTTTATCACAAAATGAAGAACCTACAGATGATACTTTACAAAAACAATCATATGCCTTTAGTCTAGATTGGAACGATTACGGTGATACTGCTACAACAATTGGTAATCTTATGATACAAGAAGCTATCAATTGTGAAGATAGATTTTTTGAAATGAATTTTAATCGTGTCTACACGGTTGCAAATTTTATTGATAGGTGGAAATGGGGGTACAATAGGGCTAGACATTTAGGAATAAAAGAAATAACAGATAGGAGTTGCTCAACAACCACAAACAGATTTCCCGTAAACGACGGTGTTAGGAACTTCGATTTTATTTATTTCCTATTCAACTTACTTATTACAGTTTTATCACCTGTATTCGCCACAATTATAGTATTACTACATGTCGCCGCATTTTTGTACCCAATTGTGGTTAGGTTTGTAAATAAGTTAGTTGATTTTATAAATGGAGTTGTATATCAAATTTGTAAAGCAATAAATTGGCTTACGAACGGAAACAAACCGGTGGGTGGATGTAACACAGAAACTTTAGAAAAATTGTCTGAAAACAACCCCTTCAAAAGAATATCATTACCCATGATGTCCTACCCCGATTGTGAGGCTTGTAATTGCGAGGATGCATCTTTGGATGCTAATGTTAATTTCAACCCTTTTGCAAATTTTGGGGTTAGTGAGGGTAACTATAGTCAATTAATAAATTCAAACTCATTATCATCTTTCGAAGGACTGGTTATAAGTCCAAATGCGAGTGAAGGTGAAAATAACGGATTGAGACAAGCGGTTGCTGGTTACCAATATTTAGACGGTTCTAATTTAGGTGTTAATAATATGGACCCTAAGTTGGCTAGATTACCAATAGTAGAAATCCCAAATCAAGGTTCGAGTTATAAGTATTTAGGAAATGATGTTACATTATCTCAGTCATTAAACATGGCTAACTTAAGAGCTAGATATTTTGAAGGTGTAAATGTTATTAGAACAACAGTTTCAAACACAATACCTAATGGAACTCAAGTATTTCCTTCACAATCTTTCACCGATTCAGTTCTTATGGTTGTCTGTGATCCAGGAACTCTCCAATTACTATTAGCTGGAGATTTAATTAGTTTTCATGATACTACAAAAATTAATGACCCTAATCTAACAGGAGCAACACTAAATCAATTCGATACGACTAGTGTAACTGGTACTACGAACCCAAATCAAAACGTCTTAATATCTAAAACAGTTTCATACATAACAACAGGTGGTACCGTTAGTAGTGCTAACTTATTATTGAAAATAACAGAAGATGGTAAGGCTTATAATTTTGTTGCCGGTAATGAATACTTCCAAGTAATTACAGGAGGGACTGTTACACAATTTTCAGCAGCAACAAATGCTAATTCTATTAATTGTCTACTCAACAAATATTTATTTAACAAAACACAAAGAGTTTATTACGCTAACCCTTTAGCTCAAACATATTTGGCGAATCCACTCACGGCTTACGATTTATTTCAAGACCAAGAAATTATATTCATGTCTAGAGGGGTTGACCCGTACACACAAAAGCAAAATATAAAATATGACCTATCAGTTCTTTTTGGTTATGGATTTAATCAAGGACCTGTTGTTCAAGGAAGTTATTATTTGAATATACCAATAAAACAGAACTCCAATACCATTATATCCAACAACAGTTGGAGAAATGACTATATCACACCTGAAAGTCACCAAGTTACAAACAATCTAAATACAGTTCTATATCATGAACCGTATTCATTTGTAATACAAACACCATTCAGTTCATTTACTAACAACATAGTAAAATATTATAATTCTACTGATAAATCTAGACTAAATAGTCTTGCTTGGGTTGGTGATTCATTTGATTTAAGTCAATTTACATCACCTGCGGGTGTTTATTCAGATATCGCATGTAATGGTACAGAATTAGGTAAAAGTACCATAGGATTTCAATACGGATCTTCGCAGTCATCCACACAAACTTATACTTGGTTTTACAACCCAACCGCTTATGCTTTTCCTAATAACGCTCAAGCTTCTCAATACGGTTTAACTGTAAACTGTTTTCCAACTATCACCGGTATACCATGTAACTTTGGTATTGGTGCAGGGGCTTGGGAAAATTATGGAACATTTGGACCAAGTGTTGTCACAACAACACCTGGCGTAAATATAGGTGACGTATTTTATGAAACATATATTGGTCCAAATAACCCTGGAAATGTCCCATTGACCGCTCAGTTTAATAACACAACAAACGAATATATGTGGTACGGTATGCAATATCAGTATTACGACCCAACTACGAATCAACTTTTATGGGATGTTGGTGTATCAGTACAGATAGGTTTAGGTGGTGTAGTATTAGATGTCGTTGTAATGGCTGGTGCATGGCAGGGGCAACTATCACTTTGTGCTACATCACCACAAGGTCACATTGAAGGAGGTACATTACTTGCGGGATATGAACCACAAGAGGTGTGGATGCCACAACTACAACAAAATAGACATAGTAGGACTTTCTCACCGGCATACCATTTAGATTACACACCTACGGTTCAAATGATAAGTCAAACAAGGCTTGTTTTGAGATCCGATAGATTACCAACATCAGATATAGTTGATGTATCAGGAAATACGTCTTTTTCACTTCATCTTAACAATAAATTCTTGATGTATAAATTAACGGATGAAGGTGACGTAACTGTAGTACCTAAATTTGACATGCAACCAACTGATAATACAAATAACTTATTAGATTTTGAAGATGACAATACGGGTATAAGTGACGCTGTTTTGGGTTCATTAACTTGTGACCAATTAACATTATTAGAATGTTATTCAGGTAGTGGTGAAAATTTCGGAGTAAAACAACCATGTGCTGCAAATTTCCCAACAAACCCTGAAAAAACAAGGGTTAAAGGTGGGTGTTATTATTTTGTACAGGATAAATTATTTAAAACAATAAAAGACGATTTCAAATACTTAGCAGAATGGAAGGCAAGATTTAGATTTGTATTTGGTGCTTGTCGAGGAGTAATTAGTCACGTATTTCAAAATAATTGGGTAAATGGTACCCTTTATAGTTTTTCTTTCAGAAAACAAACAATTTTTGATAGTGCTGGTAATGTAAAAAAATATAAGTTTTGTGGGACTAAAGACCCTGTATTAATCCAAGTTACAACAAACCAAGGACCTATTTATTTTGATGAAGATAGATTTTCTTTTTTCTATCGATCAACACCATTCGATTACTCAACAGGTCAATTTATAGGTCAACTTCCTATGAAGAAAAATTTATTGAATAATAACTGGGAACCCGTAGGTCCTGTATATAAAGGAATGAACAATAGAAATTTGTTCTTCCCTACCACTATCATGGACTTAGGACCTAGAGACAAATTTGCAAAAGAAATATGTTTGAATCCACAATTGGAAGGTTATTTAGTAGATACATTAAAAAGTACGAGTTATAACGAAACTAGTGACATACTTTTGTTCGCTATCTTATCAAGGTTACTTTCTACATCGTTCGCTCAAAAAATATTTGGTGCTGGTGATGCTTCCATAAACACCTTGTTTTCTAGAACCGAAGATAGGATAGACGGAGATATTGCACAAATGTTTAGTATAAATTCAGAATATGGAATATTACCTTTTAATGATGAGTTTTATGACGATAATGATATATATTTAGCTACAAACACAACTGATGGTGCATTGATAGGGGCGTTATTCTCAGCGATAACTGAAAATAGAATAAGACTAACACCCGGTACTATAACTTTTGGTAACGTAACACAAACAGTTGGTTACCCAAAAACCCAAGTCGTACCGATGTATAAATGGATTAAAGACGGAAATACACAACCACAAACAATTTTAGGAAGTGAAGAAAATGAATGGTACACGTCTTTTGACG